GTTTCAAGCAGATTGGTCAGATACTCAAAAGACTACATTTATGATGACACATAGTGGTGATCTAAATCGTACTGATAAATGGAATGGAGGATATCGCTCTACTGGATATCAAGCTCCGTCCATCTATACGTGGGATTCACAAGATTATACATTATTGAAACATGAAGCAAGATTCAATAATTTTAAACTTGCTGCAGCGTATCAAAACTTTGAAGAAAAGATCACTGATGGTGCCAGACCAATACGTTCTAATGTTGATTCATACACAGTTAACGGTGAATACTTTTTCAATAATGGATTCAGTGTTTATTCTACAAACAATGTAGAAAAAATTATGTATGATAATGGAGTTGTGGTTAGTTCATCTAATCCGCAGCAAGTAGATAATTCTACTTGGGGAACTTACAAACAAGGTGTTAGGTGGTATGGAATGGCAGGACCTTTAGATATTATAGCTTCAGTTGGTTACAAAGAGGTTAAAGCAGGAAATACTCGCTTTGATAATCCAGAAGGTTCATTGATTGTTGGTAAGAACGGATATTTTGCATCATATGATAGAAGTACTAATACTCCTTCTTATTTTAGTTTAAGACAATCAATTACTTCAGGCAGAGGTGAGCAGTTAGCTAATTCTAGTTTAAAGGAAGAATACGCTGATACATTTCGTTTAGGCTATAAAACAAATGGGTTATACTTTGATGTTTATAAAAAGCATCTAAGTGATGCTATTCAAACTAGGACTGTTAGCACAAGTCCTTATGTGTATCAACCATATAACGGCGGAACCATAGATGTATATGGTAGCACATTTGGTTATAAAAATAAATCTGTCATGAATAGTAAGTGGGGGATTGATACACGGTTGGAGTATGCTTATGGTGAAAGCAATCCTCCAACTGGAGTAACTCAACCTACAAATAAAACGACTCCATTCATAGCTTATGCAAAAGTAAACTATGATAAAGCGTGGATTGAGTATATGGGACAGACTAAACAAAATCGACTATCTACTGATGATTTAGCAGATGTTCGTGTATATGGTCATAATGGTGGTTATAATGTGTTTAATATAGGTTATACTGATAGCTATAAAAAATTAGACTATACCGTTACTTTAGTTAATGCATTTGATAACGGAGGCCGTGTTTTAGGTTCATCAGTAGATGTTCCTGCACGAGGAGTATTTTTATCAGGCAAGTATAATTTCTAACAAATAACTTGTTTATGTTTTAATGGGGATCTTAATGATCCCCATTTTTTTATAAATAGAATTAGCTATATATCCAATACAAGGAAATTTCCCATGAATAAGCTAGTTGAACAACTCCGCAAAGTCCTAACATCTAACTTTGCTCTTTACCTAAAAACCCACATGTTCCATTGGAACGTAGAGGGCCCAAACTTCAGCGATTACCATGCATTCTTTGCCACAGTATATGAAGATTTGTTTGATCAATCAGATGTTCTTGCAGAGTTTATTAGACAATTGGGCGAAAAAGCTCCAGGTTCTTTATCAGTCTATGCCCAACAAAGCTTGATTAAAGATGAAGAAGGTTTCCCATCAGCAACTGAAATGTTTGAAAAGCTTTTAGCTGATACTCAAACTATGTTAACGCTTTATCAACAATTATACGATGCGGCTGAAGAGGTTAATGAGCACCAAATTTCAAACTATGCAGCTGATCGTTTAGCTGCTCATAAGAAAACCGCATGGATGGTTCGTTCTATCCTAAAAAAATAAGAGATATTAAATGGCAACCCCAACCAATAGAGCAGAATTAAAAGAATATTGTCTTAGAGCATTGGGTCAGCCGGTGCTTGAAGTCAATATCGACGAAGATCAATTAGACGATCGTATTGACGAAGCACTTCAAAAATACTATGATTATCACTACGACGCACAACGAAGAGTTTATATTCCACATCAAGTTAGCGAAATTGATATAGCTAATGGTTATTTGGAGTTAAGTGATGATGTAATATCTGTCACTCGCATACTACCATTAACTTCTGCATGGTCAGGTATGAACATGTTTAATATGAAGTATCAGATGTATTTAAATGACTTCTATGCATTATATAGAGCAGATTCAATGCAATACTTTGTTGAGATGCAACAGTATCTCTCAACACTAGATTCTCTATTGAACGGTGTTCAAACAGTACAATATCAAAGACATGGAAATAGATTGTATATTGAAACTAAGTGGAGTGAGAAGATTCAACCTGGTCAATACATCATGGTTGAAGCATACGGAAGAGTGACGAGTGATGAGATTTGGAATGACTTCTGGTTAAAGAGATATGCTACTGCATTGATTCAATTTCAATGGGGTGCAAACTTAGCTAAGTTCGACGGTATGCAATTACCAGGTGGAGTTACAATTAACGCACGTCAATATATCGATGATGCTGAGAATGATATTAGATTATTAGAGGAAGAACTACGCAATACGCACGAATTACCAGTTGACTTTTTCTGTGGATAATTAAATGCCAACCAATGTGTACTTTAATCCCGGGGTCTTATCCGAACAAAGACTTTATGAGGATATGATCGAAGAGTCCTTGAGGATTTATGGGCAAGATATTTACTATATCCCTAGAAACCTTAAGAACTTAGACAGCGTGATGAATGATGCTATAGCATCTGAATTCAATCAAGCTTACTTCATTGAAATGTATATCGATGAAGGTGGATATACTGGTGAAGGTACAATTATGTCTAAGTTTGGTTTAGAGATTCGAGACCAAGCAACGTTCGTTGTATCACGTAGAAGATGGGAAAACTTCATTGGTCGAGAAAATACTACCATGATTGGTGGTCGTCCAAATGAAGGTGATCTACTATACATACCTTTGTCAGGTACGTTTATGGAAATCAAGTTCGTTGAACACGAAGCTGCTTTCTATCAATTAGCTAACATCTTCGTGTACGAATTGCACTGTGAAACGTTCGAGTACTCTGGTGAGAAGTTTAATACTGGATATGACATCATTGATGGTATTGAAAATACATTCGCTGCAGCTCAAACATTAAACTTAGGTTCTGGTAATAGTATACCATTTATTGAAAATGAAGAAGTACAGCAGTTCTTGGGATATGACACTGATAATAAACCAATCTTTGTATACGGAAACTTAGCTTCTGTTGATTTTGCTGGTGGTATAGCCGCAGCTATTACAGTAAATCAAATAAGATCTACTGATAAAAAACCAAGATACTTCCAAGAATCTGGTATTGGTGATGCAGCGACAGAGAGACGACTAATTGGTATGACATCTGGAGCATCATTCTTGATTACTACAGCTGGTAGTGGTCTTGAATTGCCAAATGATCCTAATGCACAGAATAAAAACTTTGAAGACTTTGGAGATACCATACTTGATTTCTCAGAAACAAATCCGTTTGGAGAACCAGGTGGAGCATATGAACAACTTACATTATCACAATATGAACCTTCAGCAATTTCAATGGATAACAACATCTTACGCTTTGACGAAAATACGGCAACGTGGGATGCAAGATAAAAGAATTTAATAGGAAAAATTATGGGAAAACTAGTACTTAACGCAGGTAGTGCAAATAACGATAAGACCGGTGATACACTACGAGCTGGCGCATTAAAGATCAAAGCTAACTTTGATGAGATATATGCTGCACTAGCTAATGATGGTGTGAATATCTCTGGAGGTAACGTATTAAAGACTGGTAATTATCAAGACTTATCTAATAAACCGGTTTTTGCAACTGTAGCTACAACTGGTGACTTCTATGATTTAACTGATAGACCTGATATCGGTATTTTCGTTGGTGCACCAGCGAATACGACGGGTTCAGAGGGTCACGTAGCTGGTAACTTAGCATTTGACGGTAATAACTTATATGTTTGCCGCGAAGACTATGTACAACAGGATGAATTTACGGGCTTTACTGGTGCAGTAGATAATGATGGAGAAGTTGTTTATACTCTAAATGCTGCTACTACTTCGACCGGTACTACTGTAACTCTAGTTGAAAGTGCCGCTTCATATACTCCAGAGATTGGATGGCAAATTAGTGATGGAACTACTACTCGTACTATAACCAATGCAGTTCCATCTGGAGATAATGTAGTATTAACCTTAGATGGAGCGTTTACAGCAACAGCTGGAGTTTCATATCATATTATCTACACTGTAGCTTCAGGTCAACACGTTCTCATTGTTAATTGGGATTCTACTGACTATCAAGATCTATATGATCAATATACTGTAGATCAAAAACCCGCGAAGTTATATATTGATGCAGATGGATATGGAAGACAAGTTGATGATGTGGTATTAAACACATCAGACGACGAACTGTATATTGTTTATACAGCTGGTAGTGCTATTGGAAGTTTCGCTGGCTTAACCTTTACGTTTAATCAACCTCCAATTTGGAAATCTATCCCTTGGGCACCAACATATGGTGATCCGTTTCCAGGTGGTGGATCTGGATCCACTGGAGATGTGACATTTACTGGAACAACCATTACTGGAACAGGAAATACTTTAACATTAAAAGCCGATTCAACTGCAGATTATGGTTTAGAACTATTTAATAGTATAGACAATGATACACATCTCCGTCCATTACAACGCGGTAAAGGAGTTGCAATTGGATTTGGCTATGGAATGGGTTCTCATATCCGCGTAGAAGGCACCGATGGTCAAGGCGGAGTTCCCAATAGCGGAGATAGAGTTGGTATCTTTGCTATGGACACAGATACTAGCAATAGTGCAGAATGGATATTCGATAACGATGGTAGTTTAACATTTCCAGATTCATCCGTACAAACTACAGCTCTAATTCAAGGTCAACATCTCTTTTTAATGGATGCAGTTAATATTGCTGCAACATTTACTGCAGTAAATTTTAGCTTATTATTAGCAACTCCTGCGATAGGATACACGGGAAGTGATACACACTCGATAACACTTCCAAATGGAGCTCCCGGTCAAAGGTTCGTAGTTGTAAATAACTCTTCATTGTGCACGGTTGAAATTGGTCCATACGCTATTCCACCATTAGGTAGAGCAGAGTTTGTATTTACTGATGGCGCATACGGCGATGGTTGGATTCCATTATATGGTACAGTCTAATGTTTGGTCAGTATTTTTATAATCAACACCTTCGCAAGAGCGTAGCTATATTTGGCACGCTCTTCAATAACATTACTACTGTTAAGCGTGATCAGATGGGTAATGTGTTAAGTACTGTCAAAGTACCATTAGCATATGGTCCAAAACAAAAGTTCTTAGCACGTCTAAAGGAAGAACCAGATCTATTGGCTCCTGAAGTTGCTCTTCGTTTACCGCGTATGTCGTTTGAAATAACTTCCGTGTCATATGATACTATGGCAAAAGTTAATAGGAATATAAAGTTACAAACTCCATCTATTCATGGAGTTAATACGATTTATACTGCTGCCCCATATAATTTATCTGTGCAATTAAATATCATTGGTAAAACACAAGACGAAGTTTTGCAGATTACTGAACAGATTTTGCCATATTTTAATCCAGAATATATAGTTACAGTAAAAGAAATACCTGAAATTGATTTAATTAGGGATGTGCCTATTACTTTACAATCATTAACTATGAGTGATGACTATGAAGGTGAGTTCGAACAACGTAGAGCGTTAATCTATACATTAGATTTTAATATGAAAATTGCATTTTATGGTCCAATACAAAAAGATATTGGTGTTATCAAAGACTCTACTGTTAATATTAGAAATCAAGATACATTGAAAAAGGTATCTACTATAAACAATCAGGTTTCTCCATTGAATGTTGGTCCTGGTGATCCGCATGATATTATTGAAACGATTATTAATTATGACCAAGATTTCGGTTTTGTAGAAAGCTAAGTGAATTATATGAAAGATATAGATACTATTGAAAGCAAAAAAGAGAAGATAGCAAAAG